CACTTCAACGTTGCTGTTGACGTAAGGCAAAAGCGCACGGCGAACTACACGGCGGCTCTTGTGCATTACACGGCAACGAGCGATAGTACGATAATCGCCCACGCTCAAAGTCTGGTCGCCACTGAAGAAGATGCTGTTTTCCAAACCATCGTAGTTGGTTGTGAAGATGAAGCCCTTCTTGTGGATGTATTCATTGCGCTTTGTATAGCCGATTGTCTTGATGTTGGTGAAAGAAGATTCACTTGCATATACACCATTTTCAGTGTCTTCAACAAGGTTGCCGAAACCAAGTTCAGCTTCCTGCATAACTGTTGCAAGATTAAAGCTGGCCACGTGACCGATACTTTCGTTTGCCGGAGCAACAGCCAAACAACCCATAGCAGCACCGATATTGCCTACCACTGCATAAGAAGCAGATTCAGAAACATGGTTGACTGCGTACATAATCTTATGTACAGCTTCTGTAGCAGCCTGGCCGAGGATTACTGAAACTTTCGGAGCATCCAATACACTGAGGTCAGGAAGCTTCTTCAAGTCTGTTTCAGCTTCATTCACGATCGGTGCGTTGAGAATGATGTTCAAAGGAGAGTTACCTTCGTAGTTGGTTACACCCACCTTACCACCAAGAACTTCAGCCATAGCCTGAAGCTTAGCACACACATTGCCGGCATCTACAGTGTAATTGCCGTCTTCGCTCTTGGAAGCAATAGCCTTGCCAGTCCATACACCGATTTGGTACAAGATACCACCTGAAGCGAGCTGCATTTTTTCAACCGCTTCAAACTCAGTGTCAACATCGCTGTCCATGAACGAGACAAAGAGTCTCTGATTGCCGCCAGCAAGAGCAAAGAAGCTGTCAATATGGTACTTAACGACACCTCCCAATACAGTCTCGTCAATACCTGCTTCAACGGCATCTTTCGGTACATTCAGTTCCACAACGTTTCCGTTGGCAAATGTCTGAGCGGCTACACCTTCACCGAGAGCCTTTTCGATACCGCCTACGACTGATGCATCGAAGATGATACCAACAACGTTCTCTGTGCTAAGGTATACATTGTTGACGAAAGCACCATCAGTATCGGTGGTGAACACTCCGCCTAAATTAGTATTTGTTGCCATTGTGAGTAATTATTTATTTGTCAGAAAATTTGTTTTGGTACAGAGTTGCGCCCTTACGCAAATACTCTGGAACACCTGCCGGATGAACAAATCCTTCAGGAGTAACATAGAACTCCTTGTATTGAGGATAAAGTTTCATCAAGTCAACGATTTTAGCTGGAATTTCATCTTTCTTCTTGCTTTCCTTCTGTGTTTCAACAGCTTGTTCAGCAGTCTGTTCTGTTGCTTCCATGCCTTCTACCTTTGTTTCTTCAATTGCAGGTGCGGTTTCTTTGCTTGTTCTTGCCATAATTGTAAAGTTTAAGACAAGGAGGATTCAAGCTCCTCCTTGCCAGGTTTCACTTATGCGTATTTGAAAGGAATGTGAGCTGTGATTTCTTTCGGACGAACGATGTTGATGTCCATCTTGATGAGCATCTTGAAGAAGTACAATTCAGAGTTAGCCTGGAGCTTTTCAACCTGAAGTACGTTTTCATCGTTTGCATAGTCAACACCCATCCAAAGGTTAGAATCCATTCCAGTGGTGAAGCAACCCATGAGGATTGTATCATCAGGCAATGCAGTCATAGGGATGATGCGCTTGCCCTGGAAACGATGCTGGTTTTCATCACGGTTGTCGTTGTACTTGAATGTCTTGTCTGACAAGTACTTGTTATAAGCATCCCAAGACTTGTAGTCCATCAAGATAACCAAACCTTGCTTCTTGCGTACCTTCGGTTCAGTAGCCTGCCACATAGCGTACAATTCAGCTTCAACAGCTGCACCGTCAGCAAATGCACCAGTACCTGCAACCTTGATTTGACCGCACTTTGCATCTTCCGATTCAGCTGGAGCGGCAGCGTTCATCAACATACGCATGATGGCACCATTGAAGTACTTCATTGGACCAGCAGCATCTTCGCTACCGATTTCTGTAGCACCGGCAGCAACATTGCCGTCAGCACTTGCAACCTTGGCAGCTTCTGTAGGAGTTGCAGCACACCAGATAGCGTGGTTGATATATTCAACCTTGCGTTCCAACAACAAACGAATCATGGTTGACTGAACCTTCGGATTCAATTCACGGAATACCAAGTTGCCGTTCGGCTGGAATGGCTTGTAGTATTGTTCGAAGTCACGTGGGTTGAATTCCATGTAAACCATGAAATCATTCGGTTCCAAGTAACGTTCTGCAAACTGGTACTGGCCTACTGACTTGCTAGAATCAGGGGTTGCCACATGGTCTTGGATAATCTTGCCAAGCTGAACACTAGGAAGAGCATACTTCTTCTGAATGCCAGACTTGATGTGAATAAGACCTTCCTTATAAGTCTCGTTCTCTTGAGCGGTGTAGGTCAGGAGGTCCGCTAAAACCTCACCAGTATAGTTACTCTGACCTGCATTAAAAGTAAATGCACCCATTTTCTATGATTTTTAAATGATTAAAACTTGTATTTCTTAGTCGAGTGTACGGAACTTGAAGTCCTTTCCTACAACTTCGTCAACCTTTGCATTGACTTGTTCTTCAGCTGTCTTCATTTCAGCTTCAGCCTTACCCTTGTTTGCTTCAGAAACGATGTTGCCGAGATTGTCACGTGCAGGAATCTTAGCCAAGATGCTTTCTGCAAGAGCGAAGTCGTTCTGAGCAATCTTGATGTAGGTTTCCTTTTCGTCCTGATTGATTTTGCATTCAGCGATTGCCTTGTCAATGAGGGCGTTAACCTTTTCTGTCTTTGCAGCTTCTTCTGCGTCCTTGTACTGCTTCAATGAAGCATTAGCCTTTTCCAAGTCGGCTGTCAAGTTCTTAACCGATGTCTGAGCACCAGCCAATTCTGCTTGAGCCTTAGTCAACTGATTCTTAGTATCTTCGAAAGACTTTACAAGACCATCGTACTTTTCAGCCTTAGCCTTCAAGTCAGCAATCTGAGCAGATACGTTTTCAGCTGTTGCCTTTTCTCCAGTCAAACCGAAGAGGGCGGCGATAACATTGATTTCGTTCTTTTCCATTTTTGTAAACTTTAGTTGATTATTATCTTTTTCGTTAATAGTTTCCGGTTGGAATTGTGGAGTGGCTAAGCCCAGTACAGCCTTGATTTTCGATACATCCTTGACATCCTTCAAAGCAGCCTGGATTTGGTCACGGATTGCTTTAGGTGTTTCAATCACATTTTCAGCCTTGACAAAACCCTTTTCTACAGCTTGGGCGGCATTAAGGAATGTTCCGTCATTTCCTTCCTTACCATCCATGATGTCCTGAACTTCTTCTTCGCTCAGGCCGAAACGCTTGATATAGATTGTTTTGAGCTGGTGGGTAAAGGCATCAGTAACTTGCGTATATTCCTTTTCACCATTGTTGTCACAGAATGGGTTGTGAATCATCAGAAGCGCATAATCTTTCATGTAAAGTTCATCGCCAGCTGCCCAAATGATTGACCCCATAGAGGCTGCAAGAGCATCGTTGATACACTTTGTAGGAATCTTGCAATCCATGATTTTTGAAAAGACGCTCATACCTTCCACGCAACTGCCACCAGCTGAATTGATATGAATTCGGATTTCTGACGGGTTAACGTAATTGACAAGGTAGTCGAATTCCCACAAGAAACTATCGACACTCCAGTAGTCCGCATCGGTGTAGAAACAAATGTCAGCCGGGCTTCCAGCGCAACACTTTCCCTTAATGAATTTGAACTCTTTGTTTGCCATTTTGATTTTGTTTATTAATAATAGTAAGGATTTTTTATTTTTATGGATAAAAAATTTACAACAACCTTATTTTCAGGGGGTTGCTGTAAATTTCACGTTATCCGATAAAGCCCGTAGCTTCATCGTATTTTTTAGGATGGTCGAGGTTGTTATGTCCTTCAGGATTAACGCCTTCAATGGTTTTGTCCTGGTCGGCATGATTAGTAAAAGGAGGGCATACGAACTTCTTATAAACCTTGTTCCGTGTCACCCAAATGTTCCGTTGCTTGAACCACACTTCATAAGTCATCCAACAAGGCTGCAAGGCATCATCAAAGCTTTCCATAGGGTCGATGTACTGCAATTGACAGCGTTCCTGCAAGCACGGATAATTCGGTACATTTTCCTGAATGGTCTGATGTATACGTTCAGCAACGTAATACACGTCCATGTCATGACCTTCATCATGGTTGTTCAATCTGTTCAGAATGAATCTGATTCTCAATGTGGCACGTCCTTCATTGATACGTGCCTGTTGCACCAAGTATCTCCATTCGATGAAATGCACAAAAGCAGCAGGAAATCCTATCGTTTCTTCAAGGTTTCCATTCGGGCTGATGATTCTTTCATACTGGCCGTCACTGACTTGTACTGTGCGGAATATGGCAGGACTATCGGGAACGCCATATTCCCAAGTGACTTTCCTGAGTATTTCCTTCATGGCAGTCAACACATCAATCGGTCCGTTCGCTTCAACCTGCATCGGAACTGGAACAGGTTCTTGCTTGACGGGCTTCTTGGTGGCTGTTGCACTGCTTTTGTTACCACTGATGACCTTATTGTCTTTCTTGTCTACAATCATCTTTATCTGTTTTATTGATAATAGACTATACCTTCTTGATTAAGAATACATTATCGAACAGATATTGCTTCATGATGGACAATGCGAATGTGTCAATCTTGTCTGAGTGACCCATGAATTGTCTTTGGATATATGGTTTTGGTCGTCTGCCTCTGAAGCCCTTGCCATAAGTATCTCCTGGTCGTGGATTATTGTGGTAGCCAGCATAACAGACAGAAAGCTTCTTATGATGTGAAGGATTCGCTTTTACAATATCAGTATAAATACGTGTAAGTCCCTTGCTCTCATTTTCATTCAATTTGATTGAACGATACAGATCGCCATACTCTTTCAATATTCTTGAACCGGTTCTTCTCTTTGCTCGCTTTTTCAAAGTATAGTTTGACAATGCAGGCCATTTATGTGACCCGGTTGACCAAAACTGTTGATACTTGAATGACTCCTGGAAGACCTTTATTGCCCTGTGACCAACGACAACCCTAAACTTTTCAGCGTTTACTTGCATGTAATGAATGGCGATTTGAAGATGTCTTGTCCATTCCTTACTGCCATGCAATATAACGCCCTTACCAATGCTTGATTTTCCAATATCCTTCTTGCTAAGTTGGTTGCGCATCGAACCCCATTGCCTTGTAGAAGAATCCTTTGTCGGGCTATCAACTTTTCCATAAACAGCACGATGCCATCCATATTCGGGGTTCTTACCACCAGTCAAACCAAGTGGACGTGAAGCTTTTATAAAACTGTCACTTTTTAAAGAAGATGAATTGAAAAACTTGTTGTATTTTGAAGGCATTGCCAGTGACTTACTTCTAGTCCTGACAGTGCCTTGAACATGCCCCATGGATTCTCTCCATTGTTTGAGTACCCTGGGGTTGGTCACTTCGCTTCCACCTTTAACATAAAGTTTTCCGGTGGCTTTACTATATTCGTATTTTGAGGGGTCAAACTTCTTAGCCATAGTATTGTTCCTTTATGCGTGTAACAAAACCTTGCAGCATATCCTTATCCTCTTCCTTGACCTGGAAGTATGAATGTGATGGACCGAATATCCTGCCACAAGTAGCCAATGATTCACTGAACACGTCACTCAGTTGTTTAGGCTTCTGAATTTTACTTGCAGAACCCATGACTTTCTTGACATCAGCTTGTTTTGCCCTCACATCAAGAACTTCAAGGAAACAACGGCAGTTCCACTCAATAGGCGGTATCATCCAGGAAGGAAATTCATCTCTTGGTGCTGCATACCCTTGGAGTTCCATGTGCCAAGGACGGACTTTAGCGTCATTCTGTGTCCAATAGACCACATAGTCACGGCTGCCCATACCTATCCAACGTCCGGCGACCATAGCTGCATATTCAATGTCCGAGTTCTCGATTGCAGCATAAGTATCATTATACTTTTCACACAATGCTTCCAGTTCCTCATATTCTTCCGAATTGAAGTCTATCTCATCGTCATCGCATAATTCAAGAACTTCCTGATACAATTGGTATTCTTCACATACGGCAAAATCAATGAGATTGTTTACAGCTGCAATTATACGGTCACGCAAATCCTTATCATGCTGGGTCAGATTCTCGTCATTCATATTTTTAAGAAGCATAAGCGCTTCATCCACATCAATGTTCAATCCTCTGAAAGCGTGGTTGATAGCCAATTCCGCTCTCAATTCTGCAAGCGCATACAATGCTTCTTCCTTCGTATCGGAATTGATGTTCTTCAGTAAAGCTATAAACAAGGCAAGCAACTCCTTATACTCGCTTTCATGCTGAAGTTTTTCTTCATCAGTCATGGAAGCTTGTATGTTCTTGGAGAGTTCAGAGGTGCAACCGCCTTTTATTGCACCCCTGACAGAAAATTTATCTTGTTTCTTGGATGACCATAACGTTTTTCATACTCTTCATCACTCATGCGGACAATTCCATCCGGGTCATCATCACCGCCACCAACAGTTGAGCCATTGTTGCCAGTTTCGAAATTTCGTTGTTTTCCGACTTCGATACCCCATTCCTTGTTGATTTCTTCAGCATCGATTTCGTATTTGTTGGTAAGCATATCATAGAGCTTGATTTTATTCTCATCAGACATTTCAATCTTATTGCTGTATTTGAAGAACACATCAGGGGAAATGATTTTCCAATACTTCAGAATCGGGAGAACTTGTTCATTCATGATATTCTCCACGTTGGTTCTGTATGTGTTGATTCTAGCACGGAAAATGTCTTCATGAGCTTTGGTGGAACCTACATAGGACTGCATACCACCAGCCATAGATTCAGAACCTAGAATAAGATTTGAAACTTCCTTGTTTACATAATGGATAAGTGAATCATAAATCTTTTCTGAGTTGGACATAGTAAATGCCTTGATGTCAATTTCATCATCTTTACCAGTCACCAAAACCTTGTTCTGTGCTGCCGATGCAATCTTGTTTGCAAGTCTCTGGCGTGATTCGTTGTCTTCAGCACCAGTCTTTCCATGGATAATCGGTTGACCATAAGTATGGCTGAAGTTCACCCAATTACTCAATGTATATTTCTGAGCGAGAATCAAGGGTGTTGTAGCAGCAAACAATCCGAATCCTCCGGTATTAATCAGGACATAATTATGTTTGTATTGTTCGGCGTTCAAGTCCCATCCAGGGTTCCACCGGTGCCAATACTTCACTACACGTTGTTGGTCAGGAAGCACACATCTTCTTTCGATGCAGTTCACTTCCTTCAACTTACCAGTGTCAGGGTCAACTTCCTGCATGATTTCAATTAATGTATAGCCATAAAGATACGCTTCAACAACCCCTCTGATAATCTTTTCAAACTGAGTGCCTTGACAGATTCTCGATTCTTTAGGGTCACGAATCCACTTTCCGTTAGCATCTTCCCTTGCCATCATGTATCGTTTGCCTATCAGTTGCGAATACAAGGTTTCGATTACACCTTGCAGATGGGCATTCTGAATGTAGCATGAATCATAAAGGTCAATAAGACGTGAGCGGTCATCAAGTACAGTTCCATCTTCCACTTGACTGACGATACTCTTGAATTGACATCTACGGGTCAGTTCTTCGGTATATTCCTGAATCGTCTTCTTCACAATGTTATAATGAGCCACAAGTGCTTCGTCAGTGAAAAACTGACCATTCGAATTGTTTTCTGTTCTTTTACGCATAATGTAATGTTTTTTTATTTCTTAATAGACAGCATGTACATTACACCAGCCTTTACCTGAACATCAAGGGGTATGTTAAAATATACATCAAATCAAAAAATTTTCAATAATTTTTCAGTTGATTATCAAGTACATAACCAAACTTCAAATGTTAAACAATCCAATCTAACTATACACCCAAAACTATTATATAATGATAGTACATATTTAAACCACAAATTATATGACAGCAATTAACCAAATGTACCGTTTGAAAGTCGCCTACCAAGCGGAAAACGAATCAAGTGGCGAAATCGAAAAAATCAAGGAAGAAATCCTGGTTGAGTGCGTGAACTATACAAATGCCGAAGCCTTGCTGAATAAGCTGATTGAGACCTACAGCATGAACAAGCTTTGTCCGGCAGTGTACGAAATCATCAAGTGCAAGTTTGCAGCCGATGACATCTACATCAACTCATTGGTAGACTGTGACGATGACACAACCCCTTTGACCTATGGAAGACTCAACTGCTTCTTCAAAGACGAAAGCCATGGTCTTTATGTCGTGGACACAATCGTTTTCGGTGACAAGGAAGCCAAGGAAAAGGATGAAAAGAGAACTTTCCTTATTCCTGCAAATGACCCTGCCGATGCAACAATGCGTGCAAAGGCGATTTTGGGTTATGATGGCAATAAAGAAGAAGACATTGCAGTGACCAATGTTAAGTATGACAAGGCTGGAAACTTCTATCTTGACCCGATGACATTCAACAACCTTTCTGAACGTTCAGACAAAATTTTTGAAAACTATGGATTATAAGACCAATACACTCAGTAAGGAAGCAAAGATTGCTGACGAGCTTATTCCTGAAGCAGCCGGATTGTTCTTCGGTGAAGTTGGAAATGACCAGGTTGTATTCGACTACACGGCCTATTTTGAACAGAACGAGCTTGAACAAATCGATTACAAGATGTTCATGAGAACAAACAAGAGATACATTGAACTTCTTGCAAGGGCAAAGAACAGAAAGACA